CAGAGCCAAAATCCAGAACCACAACAGTGTTCGCTGTGTTCGATCCTGCACCAGCGGAGCTATTATAGATCAAAGCGCCACGAGCGGTAATGGTAGCCGACGTAAAGGATTTGTCCGTGAAGTCTGTGAACGCTGTTGTTCCAGAAGTCGTTGGAGTTACGTTAACCAAAGAGTTGGTTGCTGTACTACCCGCAGGGCCGCCAGAGGTGTAGGTTCCAGAAGTTGCTACTTCGTTATTACCCGCCCCAAATACAGCAGTCGTAGTTGCTGCCGTAAAGGACGCACTATTGGTGTACAACGCAATCTGGAAGGCATCCCCAGTTCCGTTTGTAAAGTTGTGTGTAGCTGTCATCAGTTCTTGCTTGAACGATGTACACATAAAATTTCCGGTAAAGGCCATATCAGAGTCTCCTTATGAGTTCAGCCAGTTCAGGATGACCCGCATCCGTTAACGCATTCCATACAGTAGTACGGTCACTTTCTATAGATCGACGCATATAATGCGCCACCAACTTTTCAACCTTCTTCTCAAAAGCATAAGCTTGGTCTCTAATAGCTGGGGGAGCAGTGTCTGAAACAGCGATGATTTTTCCAACACACTCTTCTGCAAGCTCTTCAGGAGTAAAACCACGATTATTAGTAGTCTTGACAGATACAACACCCTCATAGCGAGGTATGTCTAATTTAAAATCTAAACTCATTGTTTAGCCCTTATTATCTTGCCTGTACGATATTCGTCGGTTACTTCCTTGGCTTCTCCCAGCATCTTAACACCAATCATGGCTTCTTGGAAGCGACTATTATACATAGCCATAACATCCTGCTCACCCTTCATGTAAATATATGCCTCAATCAAGGCCCCGTAAAGCAGCGCCATTTCAGCGTTTGTGCTTAGCCAAGTAGTGTCTGTTTCTCCACCACTTGTAATACTAGCGGGTCTGTAGAAGTAGTGAAGCTCGGCTGTGTACCCCACGTCAGGTGTCGGAGCCAACAAAAAGTTAGTGACATCAAACTGACTATAATACTTGGGAACGCCCGTAGTAGACGGGTTTGGTGTGTAACTTTGCACAAAGCTAGGATCTTTAAATTCAACAAAACTCATATCTCCATAAACTACTGGATCACCAGTGGCTGTCCTTAAACTTAAAGAGAACGGAGCTAAAAAGTCTTCAGGTATTCTTAAATACTGATATGTCTGAGTAACTGTAGCCGTAGCGTTTCTTCGGAACAAACTAAGCTGTACGTTCTTTAGTATTCGCTCTTCAGACATACGGATAAACAAAGGTATGTTTGCTACAAACTCTGTTTCTTCGTACTCAGTATAGTCTTTAACAGCCTGTTTAAGCTGCGCGTATGTAAAACTCATGTTGTTACCACCGTGACTGTTCCAACTGAACCTTGAGCTATCAAGTTATTAGGTGTCAAGCTACCGTCTCCCACCATTCCAACCGGGTTCCAGCCCCATTGTATATTGTTTTTTTGAGGCACGTTCTGTTCTGGACGTGGATTTTTTAGTGCTTGAGGGTCAGGTGTTGCTCTAATAGGCTCTAATTGAGGCTGTTTTGCCTCCCATTCGTCCTTCCCCACAAGAAGCCCATTCCACTCACGGCGCATGTCTCTCAGGCGATATCTGAAGCCAGAACGGTCAGAAATGCCATAAGCCCACTTACCTGTTGCGAATTTAGACAATTCTATAATTCCTCAAGCTAGGAGAAATTTGAAAAGAAGCCCTATCTCTGTCTTCATCTACAGCGCGTCTCATTTCTTCTTCATAAACAGCTTTAAGCATTTGAACCCGTTCAGGCGCTCTTTTTAATGATATATAATAGGCCAAACCAGCCGCCAAGCAGGGATAGAAGCGGAAGGGAACATCCATTGTATTCGTCATAGTGTCAGCGTCATCTATGCGAGTAAGGCAGTTATAAACCAAAATATCTGTACTATTGTCAGGTACAGGCCAAACTTGAAGATCTGGCGTGATTTGCCTGTTCAAGAAAAACTGGGTTACACGCCCTGTGCTTTCCTTGGTAGGTATAGATAGATACTGGTCTCGGCTGACCCTATCTATCGTGTAATCTGTCGTGCCACGACGCACAACAACGGCCAAAACATCTATTATATCTGAAGAAAGTGGGTAAACTCTTTGGCCCTCTACTACATTTAAGGTTCTTTCCTTGATAGTCCATTGATTTAGGCCCCTATTAGCCCAATCTGCGAACATTATGTTCAAAGACCGTTTTGCTGTCTTTAGGTCGTAACCAGTCCTAGCCTCTAGGCCACACCGCTCGAATGCTTCTTCAACGTATTCTGCTACGTCAAGTTCGAAGTCTGTTGAGCCAGATACGGTCATGGATTACGCCTTTCTTGCCTTGCGAGTAGTTGTTTTCTTTCTTTTTACTGGAACGCACTTGTCTTTTCCAGCTTTTGTTCCAGCGTAACGATAACCCTTCCAGCAAGCTTTGCCGTCAGCGCCCTTTTTTTTACCTGATTTAGAGACTTGTTTTGCCATTTGAGACCGTCCTATAGCCATTATTTAGACCCAAAATTCATCAAAATACCCATTAAAACATCGCTGTTTACAAGGCCAGCGAACACCAAAGCGCCCACAATCATCCATTTTCCTTGGAAGACAGCTATCTTTACCTCTTTTACAGATGATTGAAGGCTATCAACGCTGTCAATGAGATGTTTTTGATTAGTCTTCCACTCAGTAAACTCTATTTCAAGCTCGTGGACTGTTTTTTCCGCCATTAACAATTCCAAGCCTTTCTTGACCAATAGTTTGCACTAAATTTGTCAGTTGTGCCAGTTATCCCTCCAGACCGAGCGCAATAGCTCTTCTTTCTAGCTGGAATACCCTTTTTGATAGTCATTTTTGGGTCGCCAAATCGAACAAGCTTGGTTTTATCACCTTTTTTTGCTAAAACGGCGAACTTACTCTTCGCTCCGGGGGTGCGCTTCGGCTTATTGTAACCTGAAAACTTCTCTCCGCTTTTTTCAACAGACATTAATCACCTATTGGTATGAATTGACGGGCAAAAAGTTACTTCTTGTCCCCCGCCATTTTTATTTAAGACAAAAAGATTGTCAGATCGTTATTGGCACCCGTAAACGCACTGACATAAGCGCCAGCCGTAGCTAGGACGCCATCATCAGGAATGTTCAAAACGTGCATCCCTACAGGAAATGGCTGAACGATTAAATCATCGCCAGAACCTGTGCCATTCTTCATGGTAAACGATCCAGCAGTTTCTGCGTAGATCACTACTTGACGAATGCGAGAGCGAGCAGGGCCAACGATTCCAGCCGTTGTCCCTTGAGGCCAAGCATAAGCCTTTACTGGTCCTGCCATGTTAAGCTCCTATCACGCTAAGTTGTTGTTCTGCTGGTACAACACAGTTGCGCGGATTTCTCCGTTACTGGTTGCTCCGGTAGAAGTCCAAGTTAGCCGTAAGTCCGAAGCGCCTGTGTCTGCCCAGATTAATGCGCCGCCAGCTTCAGTTGTAGGGTACTTACGACCCACGCCAGAGGCTACTGTAATAGAAAAAGTATTCAAAAAAGTTGCGTTTCCGCCAGCTACGTCACCAATGCTAAATACGCAAGTCGCGCCTACCATAGCACCAACAACGTCAAGGACGATATCAACGATCTGAGAGTTTGCTGGGATAACAACGGTAGTTGTGTTCGCGGCAGAAGCGCCTCCGTCTAAGGCAACACCTGTTGAGAACGTCTGCGCCATAACAACTTGACCCACGTTGGCAACATTAGTGCCTACAGTAGTGCCTGTTGTATCTTTGATCGTGCCAGCCTTTATTGGGCCAGAGAAAGTAGTAATACCCATGATTATCTCCTGTCGTGGGTTAAGTCAGCCGCCCAATGCGACTGTCAGGGATAAACTAACAATACACCAACTTTTTTAAAAAAGAAAGGGGCCACCGAAGTGACCCCCAAGTTAGGAGAAGGTATTAACTACTGCCCTAACTGTAACACACTTTATGCACCCGGAGAACCGAATACAGCGCGTGGGTCAGAATAGCCGAAGCTATAACGCTCACGAGCTTTAAAGCGCATGTTGCCTGTGTCGAAATCAGCTTCCATGTTTGTACGCATTGGCGAACGCTCAAAGTGCTTAAATCCGTTAGGCGCGTCAGTTTTGATGAACCACGCATCTGGGTCTGTCAAGAAGTGGTTAACAGTGTAACCCTCAGGAAGCATACCCATGTTGCGAATTGCGTTTACATCATTGTCTGCTGTTCCAACACGAAGAGTTGATTCCAACAAACGATCTGCAACGAATTGCAGTTGTGGTGGAATAACCATCTTCATGCCGCGAAGGGCAATAATCATGTTACGCTCGTCAACAAATGTTGAGATATCAATAAGTGAGTTCTCAAGTGAAGTTTCGTTTAGATCAGACGCTACTGCTGGCTCGTTACGGAAAGTTCCGCCACCAGCAAGAGGGTGAACTGCTGAACAAAGTTCAACACCGTCACCGCCAGTAAAGTTTGCATCAAACGCATTGTTTAGCGTAGCAGCAGCCTTAACTTGCTTAGTGTGAGCCATAGAGCGAGCCAAAGCACGAGTATAACGAGCGCCAAGGCGGTCATACAAGTTGTCTTCAACAGCTTCTTCAGTAAGTGCAAATGCGAGTGCCACTGTTTCGTGTGAGTAACGAGCAGTGTATGCTTCATTTGCATTGTCAAACTCAACGCCTGAACCTTCTGTTTTTGAAGGTGCATTTCCAAATCCGACGAGCATAACTTCCTCTTCAAACGCACGGTCTGAAGATTCAGT